GTGTTAGCGATTTTTTTCGGCCTCGCCACCAAGAAAATCCAGGCGGCGACGAAGGAACTGGAGGCGGAGAACCAGACTATGGAGACTTGATTCCTAGGCTCCAGGAATTCTATGGTGGGAGACCGATGGAATGGCTAGATATGCCGCTGCGATGGCTGAATGTGTACATCACCATGCTGCCAAGATTGCGTGCCGAGCAGAGCATGAGGAGGGTAACTGAGTTACAATTAGGAACACGACAGTTAACCGATGAGAGCGCTAGTGAGATTTGGGACGCATGGCAAGCTGCTGCGTATCCTGACAAGGAAGAAGAGGAAGCGAGTGATTTTTGGGTGTAAGGTGAAATTATGACCATAGAAGAGCTAGTTGTTAAAATAACCGGTGATTCAACTTCATTGCAGACTGCTATGGAGCAAGGCGCTGACAGCATGGATGCGCTCAGCAATAGCAGCAGACTTCTGTCCGGATTGCTCGGCGCAGCCGGTGTCGCAGGGGCGATAAAAGTTGCCTATGATGCGGCTCAGAAAATGGTAGAAGCGTTCCGCGGTGATGAAATTGCACTGCTAAAATATAATGCTGCCTTACAAGCCTCGAATTCTATTAGTGCCGATGGCAAAGAAATTCTTGACAAATTCGTTCCAGTGTTTGCTTCGATGTCTGGTATATCGGTTGCCAATACCCAATCGATAGTGGCCATGCTCTCTGCCTATGGTCGTACCGATGCGCAGATTCAGACCATGATGAACACTGCCCTCGGGATGTCGAACGTTCTGGGCGGGGATGTGAACGATGCGCTCATGAAACTGAACATGACGCTTTCGGGGAACATCGGCCGGCTCGGGCAACAAATTCCTGCGCTGAGAGACCTTACTGCGGAGCAATTGAAAAACGGCGAAGGCGTCAAGCTATTGAGTGAAAAGTATGAACAGTTTGCCGGCACACTAACTCATTCAACCGACGTATCAATCAAGAATTATGAAAATGCTTACAGCGACATGATGTCGGCGATGGGGCGTTCTATTGCGACAACATTGCAACCAGTGCGCGATGCAATCACTCAGATAATGAGAGGCATTGCCGATGATGCCCCACGAGCTAAGACTGCACTCGTCGAACTCGCTATTGCTTTTGGCACAATACTTGCCGCTGTAGCACCCGTTGTTGCGGCGATTGGTGCGGTTGCTGGGGTAGTGCTTGGGCTGACAAACCAATATTTGAAGAACGCAGAGGCACAAAAGAAAGCCTTTGCGGACAACATTAGCGCAATAACCCAGCAATCCGATGCACTGGAAACGTTGAGACTGAAATCATACCAAGTTACGCAAGACAGACTTGCCGCAGAGAAGAAAGCGAATGATGATAGGGTTGCGGCGGAGAAGAAAGCAGTAGAAGATAGCGTTGCGGCTCAGATTAAAGGCCGGAAAGATGCTGAAAAAGCTTATTCTGATTCGCTTGCGCAGATAGATACCAAGGTGAAGCTCGGCGTGATGACTGAGCAGGAAGCCGCTGACGCAAAGTATCAGGCGAATCAAAAACTCATCAATGATTTGATAGCGCTTGGCTACACCGGCGCGAAAGAGTCGAATGACATTGGCGATAAAACCCTGCGTGCGGCGATTGACCGCAATCAGCAACTTTTAAACAACACTACGGAGATGAAGGATAAAATCCTCCAAGGGAATTATGAGATTTATCTTCAGCAACTAGACGTTGAAGCGTGGGAGAAAGCATATCTTGAGAGGATGAGGCAACGGAAAGAGTCTCAGATTGCAATAGAAAAACACTATGTTAATAAACGGCTCGAAGCTACAGAGCAGGTGCATGTCAAGGAAGAGGCTACCGAGAAGGCAATCGATGATGCTGTCTTTTATGGTGCTTCCGGGCGTGCGCAGATAGAAGAACAGTTGGCGCAGAATCGAATAAAGACGACCCAGAATGCCGCTCAGGCAATAATAAATATCACGGCGCGCGGTGCACAAGATGCAAGCGATAATTATAATCAAAGCATACAAGACAGCGCAGACACAGCGCTCAAGATACAGACGAATTATGTGAATCGGCGTCTCAAGGCGACTGAGCAAGTGTCAGAGAAAGAAGAAAAAGACTATTGGAAATTGGTGCAAGCCGAGGACTATGGTGCTTCCGGGCGGGCGCAGATAGCCGAACAGCTCGCGCAGAACAAGATTAAAACAGCTAAGAATTCAGAGCAAGCAATATCGAATATCGAAGCGCGTGAGGCGCAGGCAAGAATTGATAAAGCCAATCAGGCGGAGCAGGATGCCACAGAATCGGCATTAAAAGTGCAGAAGAGTTACATCGACCGGCGGCTCAATGCAACTGAAGCCGTTTCAATCAAAGAAGAGGCGGATGAGCAGAAAATCACTTATGCAGTCATGGATGGTGCATCGAGCAGAACACAATTAGCCGAACAAGCGGCACAACGGCGAATCCAGACTGAGCAGCGCACTCTTGCTGCGAATCAAAATTTGATTCAGCGCCAAGTGCAGGCCGAAGCCGAAGCGGAGGCAGACCGACAGCGGATTGCACAGGCGTCGCAAGATAAGATTACCCAGCACTATGTCAGGTCGGTACAGGATAGGGTCAAGGCACGCGATGACGCTGAAGTGAAAGAAGGAGAAGCCGCTGACGACAGGGTTAATCAGGAACTTCAACGACAAATATCGCTCGAAAAAATCACCAATCACTATGTAACTACAAGACTTGCAAAAACCGAGGAAGTGTCCCAGAAAGAGGAAAAACAAGAATCAGACCTTGCAAAAACCAAACAATCTTATTGGGACTCTTACTCGAATTATATCGCGCAGAAGAATAAAGAAATCGCTGATGCAGAAGCCGCGGCAAATAAGAAGCGCGAAGAAGATTACAAGAAACTCATGGCCAATATTCAAAGCGCAGCCCAAATTGGCGTGCAGTATGGCCTAGACACTCTCAAAACGTTCTCCGATTTTACAGCGGCGTCAGCCAAACAGCAAACCGATGCAATCGATGCGGCGCTCAAGGCGCAACTGGCTGCCTATGAGCAAGAAAAACAAGCCGCACTCGAGGCAGCCGGTGTAGCTGATGAAACTACACTCGAAACCTTGCAAAAGAAATTGGATGCAGCCAAGCAATCCGGTGATGCCGAGGCGATTGCGGCGGCAGAAGCGGCATTAAAGAAAGAGCAGATACTTGAAGACTACAATGCGAAGGAAGCCGAGGCCACTAAGAAAGCAGAATATGATAAGGCGGTGATAAAATACAAGGCTGACTTGGTTCAGCATGCAGTGAACGTTGCACAGGCTATCGCGCAAGGCGCTTTGGCGGTTATCCAGGCATTCGCACAGTTGGGTCCCATTGCGGGTGCGATTGCAGCAGTGATTGTTGGGGCGTCGGTTGCCGCACAAATTGCTGTGATGAATGCGAACAAGCCACAACCGCCAGCTGCGTTCGCGCTTGGCGGCGTGGCGCAGGGTGGGCTTGCGCTCGTTGGTGAGCAGGGTCCCGAATTGATATCAACGCCAGTCGGGGCGAGAATTTATACTACCAACGAGACACAGAATATTCTCAATAAAAATGGGAGATATGAATTCCACTTCCATTCACCGATTGCTCTAACTCCGGCGGAGATGAAGCGGCAATTCCAACTGACGGCTAGGAAGCTTGCGTTCCAGGGTGCACTATGACGAGCACCCCAGTGAGGATTTTCGACACTGCGCTCACATTGCAAGCTGAGCTCGATAATTACAAAAGCCTCTATTTTACTCGGGCTTGGTATGGGGTTGGAGATTTCAACATCACGATGGACATGGAGCTGTTGCACTCGGACGAACTCGTGCGCGGGCGAATAGTGATGATTGGCAATGACCCATATAAATGCGGAATAATTACTGAAGTCCAGAAAACCATTGATGAGCGCGGCGAACGGGTGGTGAGTGCATCGGGCTTTGAACTGCGGCGCATTTTTTCGTGGCGCAGGGTTATTCCTCCGACAGGAACTGCGCGCTGGGAAGCGACAGCAGCCGTTGAAACCATCTTGAAAAACCTTGTCTATGCGCAGGCCGGCGCAGGTGCTGCTACCGCTCGAAGGATTCCGCTGCTGACGATGGCGAGTGACCTGGGGCGCGGGGCGAGCTATCTTATTAGCGCACGCTATTCAGGGCTTGATGAAGAAGTAGAACAAGCGGCATGGGCGACGAATGTGGGACCGCGAATTTATCTCGACCTGACGAATAAACTCTTTGTGTTCGATATTGGCATTGGCGTTGATAGAACAGTCGAGCAGACTATCAATGGCAGGGCGATATTTTCGACCGACTTTGACACATTAAAAACTGCCACTGTGACAGAGTCCGACATCGCGTATCGCAATTATGCTTTGGTCGGTGGACAGGGCGTCGGCGCTGCGCGAACGATTGTGCCGGTGTATTCTGGAGCTGAACCGGCGGGCTGGGCGCGTAAAGAAATGTGGGTTGATGCACGGGACGTTTCCGCAACTGCCGATTTGACGCAACGGGGGAATGCAAAGCTCGCAGAAAATGCGTTCCAGGATTATCTAGAGGCGGAAATATTGCCCTACTCCTCGATTGTCTATCAAACGAACTATGATATTGGCGACCTTTGTACACTGTCAGCGCTAGGGAAAGTTGTTGACGCACGAATATCCGAGGCACAGGAATCATGGGACGAGTCGGGGTATTCAATACGACTAACCTTTGGCAAACCTTATCCGGAAGCACAGAAAATAGCGGCAAGGAACGATGAAGAATTAGGTGCGGCTATGACCGCAACGGAGCAATAAATGAGAAGCCTGGTCTATACGAATCCGAATGGCCTCACGATTACTTTTGGCGCTCCGCCATATGTGATTACAAGTCTCGATGGCATTGGCACACCGGACTGGGATGCGCTTGAAACGAAAGCACCATATCAGGATGGCGCAACAGACATCGGCGGAACGTTCCAGACTCGGGATATTACTGTTGAGGGCGCACTGGCGCCACAGACCATGAGTGGAATTGCCGCGGCTCGGCGATTGATGGTGCAAGTGCTGAACCCGAAAAATGGAGCGGGGACGCTGGATTATATCAATGAACTGGGGGCATGGCGAATCACAGCAAAGCCTGTTTCATCACCGACATTTTCTTCGAAGGACGCCACCGACCCATATCAAAGATTCCAGATTGTGTTTCATGCCTCCACCCCATATTGGATGGATGTTTCCGACACTGTAAAAACGCTTACTGAGGCCGGAACTGGATTTGCAATACCGGCGGCGGGCATAGGAATCCCTGCAAATGGGCTTGCTATCGAGACAGTAGCAACGATTAATGGCAAATCAATCATCGTGAATAATTCTGGGGACGTTCCATGCCCGGTTCTTATCAGGTTTTATGGCGAAACTACAAATCCGAAAATATCGAATGTGACCACTGGTGAATATATCCGAATCGTGAAGACAATTGCGCTGGGCGACTATGTCGAAGTCAATACAGCGTTCGGCGCAAATACAGTGGTGATATCGGAATCAGGAAGTATCACAAATGCCTCGATGTATCTTGACCTTTTAAGCACGTTTCTCAAACTCGCTGTGGGGAATAACCAACTAACGTTCACAGATGAAGGTGCGGCGGCAGGGTCTAGCGCGACAATCACGTATCGGAATCGGTATATAGGAGTGTAATATGGCAGAAATAAGCAGATTTTTTGCGGATGTCGGCGGGGACAGATTAACCACCGCGGCACAATTTAATCGGATTATTGACCAGCTCTTGCAAGAGCAGAGCGGCGTTATCAGGGGATTGGGGAATGCTCTCGCAGTGACGAACTCCGGTGCGCTGGCGGTTGACATCAACACCGGCTCATGTATCAAAAATGGGCGTGTCTATGAGACCACCGCAAGCGTGAACAAAACACTGGACGCTGTAACGTCGGGAAGCAAGCGCTACGACCGTGTCGTGGTGCATGTGGATGAAACAGCGCGAACAATGCTCATTACGGTGATTAAAGGCGTGGAAGGCGCGAGTCCGTCTTTGCCGACAATCGACGGGACAACGGATGTTGCCCTGGCCAATATCCTCATCAACCGCTCAAGCGGAAACTATGTCTACACCCTAACCGATGAGCGGGTATACTGTGATGGGCTTGTATCAAAGGCAATCATCGCAAAATTAAATGCTGGAACATTCTCTCAAGATGATATCGCTGACGGCACGTCGTACAAGCGAGTACAAGCGGCGAAGGCTGATAAAATCAACGCTGGTCTTACCGAGGATGACATCTCCAATGGCACGTCATACAAGCGAGTCCAAGCGGCAAAGGCTGATGCAATCAATGGCGGGACGTTCAATGCGGCGAGCGTGTCGGCATTCGGGATTGGGTCAGAGTCAAAATATCTTGGAACCTCAGACATTAATACTATATCTGGGTCTGGCTTATTTATATTATATGATGGTGCGAATAGACCATCAGGAGAAAACAACTGGGCATTTTTAATACAGGGATATTCGAGCGACATATTAAAAAAATGGCAATATTATTTTAATGCTGAAAGTGGGAATACTTACAAACGCATATATGATGGTTCGGCCTGGGGTGCATGGTCTGCATTCTAAAGGAGGGGAATAATGAAATATATTTTTACCAAAGATGATGGCATTGTAATCGAAATGGACAACGGGAATTGGGATACGTTGCCATTTGATTCACCTCTCATTGCCGAGCTTGGCGAATTTAAAACTGTAACCGCAGAGGAATATGAAGCAGCCAAAAAAGAAGAGCAACTCAAAACTGCCGCCGAAGCCACACGTCAGGCGCTCTTTGCCGAGTACGACAAAAAGGTCTTGCAGTATCAGCGTGAGGTACGACTCGGCATAGCTGGCGCAGAAGAAAAGCTTGCGGCATGGGATGCCTATGCAGAAAGCCTGCGAGCTATCAATGACGCCGAGGGCTGGTATCTCAATCCGCAATGGCCGCCACAGCCGGAGGCGTAATCGTGCTCACCATTGACATTGTCGCAGCAGGACAAATTCTCGGGGCGCTCGCAACGTTTGCAGCAATCATTACTTTCCTGCGGGCGCAGAAAAAGTCGGCACAAGATGAAGGAGCAGCGATGCAGCGTATCCAGGACATGCAAGACAAATTAGTGTGTCATGACGAGCAACTCGCCGCACTCGAGCACAACGACAAGGAGAAAGACATTGTCATCGCCGAGGTGAATACGAAACTGCAACACATCAGCAAGCAAATTGATGAACTGGCTGCGCGGCTTGAGAAATATCTTGAGGAAGCCAGGCGGCTGCGTAATTGAGCGCAGCTCGGGAGGACGTTGTGTATACACAGCTTGTTTGCAAAAAGATTGGCGACTCGGGGTGCTATTTTGTCTCACTGCTGAAAATTGTGCAGTGCGATTATGCTGCCATTGGACTATACCAACAGGCGCTGGACGCAAAGATTATCGATGAGGATTGCTTTGTGCAAGACCCACCGGCGCTACTCGCTCTTGCAGCAGGCGGCACGTGGAGCGTGCGGCGTGAGGATGCCAACTATCAGACCCAGCGTGATGAGTGGGAAATTTTACGATTCGAGCGTAAGGATACCACTGTCACTTACGCACACTTCGTGGTCGGCGATGGCTTTGGGCATGTTATTGATGACCCATTGGGGAATTCTCGAACGGTTGCCGAGGGACAGCTGGTGTCCAAACGTATCATTAAGAGGTTGTCATGAATGCAGGATTTTTGCAGGAACAAGACGGCTCCAGGTCGATGCGTAGATTATTGGCGCTCTATTACTCATTGCTGTCTGGAGCGCTGTTTGTCATAGCTGCGCTACATGGCACGACGGCAGGTATCTACGGCGGACTGGGATGCGCGATAGTGGTATTGGTACTGCTAGGGCTGACAACTATCAGCGACATCAAAAATCTCGGGTTATTGATGCCGGTGACCAATTCAGCCGGCGCAGCAAAACGAGTAGACGCTGTGGCCGAAGAGCCACTCCCACCTAAAGACGAACGGAGGGATGAATGAATGACAAAATCGGTAAGGACATTGCTCTCGCTGTTGTTTGCTTGTTGCTTGTTGTGGCCGCTTACAGCGCAATCACAGCCAGCCGTGAGCTGGGAGCAGTTCGACAATCTTGTAGCGAGCTTGAGGCAAGAAATCGACAGCTTGAACTCACAACTGGCGAGTATCAACAGCGACTTGACTCAATCTCAAGCAGAATCGCAAGCGCTCAAAATGCGATTGGCGGAGCGGGAGACAGCATATCAAAACTTAGAGCAATCGTTGATGCAATTGAAGCTATCTCAAAAGACTTGCGAAAGCCGGTTGCAGTCAGCCAACCGTAACCTGATAATTTCCATCCTTGCAAATATGATAATGTTCGGAGGAATCGTGTATTTGTCTGTGCATTGATGCTACAGTCCAGCCATAATCATTTCTGCTGTGAGCTTTTTCGTTTGTAATGCATGGGCAATGCGCTCGTCAATCGTGTCTCGGCCTACGATGTCAATGTACACAACGTGGTGGGTAGTGCCGATGCGATGACATCTGTCCTCAGACTGAAGCCGTTCAGACAATGAGAATGATGAGCTGTAATACACGGCAGTTTCGGCGGCAGTGAGCGTCAAGCCCAGTCCAGCCGCGGCGGGATTGCCCAGGAAAATGCGCACCTTGCCTGATTGGAAGTCATTGATGGCTGTTGTTCGGTTAGCAACGTTCGTTGCGCCATAATATTCTCGCACCGTTTCACCGGTGTCTCGTAGCGCTTTGGCTATTTGCTTTATCTCCTCTTGAAAGGTTGCCCACACAATCATGGGACCGGGATACTCCTCAACAATTGATAGCAATGCCTCGATGCGCGGCTTGGAATATGCCAGTGTGGTGGGTGCTCCGTCCACCAATATAAATCCTGATGTAATCTGGCGCAGCTTAGTGATGACAGTGAGTGCGGTGAATGCATCAATCGACCCGTCGTCACGCACCCAGTTGCGTTCACTTTTAACTTGGTCATACATCGCACGTTGCTGTGGCTCAAGGTCAAAATAATATGTCTGATATATTTTTTCGGGCAAATCAAGACATTCATCTTTCGTGACCCGGAATGTGTGAGGAGCCATCAAGCCGCTGAGCTTGGCTAAATTGCGGAAGCGCAAGGTGCCATCTTTGTTTTTAGCAACAATCTGAGGCACACCACGAGCACCCGTGCGCTGCACTATGTTTCGCACCAAAGCGGAGCTGGCCGGCATTAACTCGGCATACTCTGAAACGAATGCTCTATAGCTGCGCGTGCCAAGCAGACCACTAGCCAAAAACTCATACTGACTGAACAAATCGAGCGGCGAATTAGCCACCAGTGTGCCGCTGGCAATGCGGCGTATAGCAACTTGCTTACCGAGGGCAATGACTCGTTGGGTGCGCTTGGCGTCTATGTTCTTGATGGTGTGGCTTTCGTCCACCACCATGATTACTCTGCCGGGAGCGAATGTTGCAATGAACTTTTCAGCATGAGCCAAGCCGGCTTTGGTATTGACTGCGTCTATGTTCATCGCGTGTATCACCAACTTGCGCGGCGGCTCCAATGCGGTGGCGAGCTGCCGTTGCAATAAAGCTTGATGCTTTTTCGATGGAGTGCTCAACCAGAATGTGGCAGTATAAGGCACTTCCAGATGCGCAGGAATCTCTCTGACCACCCAGTTTACATGGACGCCATTCGGAGCTATCACCAGCAGTGCATCAACTTCGTTGCGCTTCCAGCGGGCTTCCGCGTCCGCCAGTAACATCCACGTTTTACCCGTTCCCTGCTCTGCTCCAACGGCGAAGGCGTCTGCAGCTGCCAATCGGCGACAACCAACAACTTGGTGGCTCATGGGCTTTGTTTTCATTGCAAAATCCTCACAATCTCATCCCATTCGGTAGTAGTGGCTTGGTTCAGCTTGGCTGCGCGCAATGCACTCAATGAGCAAGTGTTCACAATGCCGGCCAAGCGACCTGGCAATAGCAACAGCTCTTTTTGAGTGGTTCTAATCAAAATGTATGATTGCGGCGCTGTCAGAATTGATGCATTCTTGAGGTGCCAATTAATCTGCGATACACGCAAGCCATCTTGCGCACCTAGCAGCGGGGTGCTGTCTCGAACAGGGATGCGCGGCGGCGCTTTCAACTCTAGCCACGCACCCGTTGCACCAATGTACACATCCGGCATGCCTTCACCAACCACATTCTCCACCCGTTGCAGCCATAATGATTCGGGAGCATTGCGCTTCAATGCGTCCCACAACAGCTGTTCTTTCTTTCTCATGAGAACATCTCCTTGTTAGTCAGGCATTTTATTTTTATCACAGTCATCATCGAAAATTGCGCCAACCACTTGCCGCGCACGAGGAACCAGTCCTTCTTTGGCACAGCTTTGTCTGCCATGCGTACTCCGATAGAGAACCATTGCCAGGGCTTGATGCGTAGCACCACAGGCTTGCTGACGGAGTCATCCACCACGAATGCATCAAGGAATAATGTATTGCCAGATTTTAGGTAGCCGCGCTTGTGGGCTCTGACTGCTTCGTTCTCATCACGGCGCTCTTGGCGCACGAGCTGGCACACCACTACAGCCTCTTCAAAATCCATCAAGTCGGCGAACTCCTTGACACACCCGTTGATGTTGAATCGTTCCGGGTGCGCATACACATCACCCCACAGTGTATGCGCGGGCGTGAGGTCAGCAAATTTGACTTTGCACTTGGCTACAGCTGCCTTATCTTGTTCGGACAACGGCTTGGAAGCCACATACCGTGCGGCTTTCATGGGACCGACACCTACCAGATTTTTGAATCCGCCAATGAGCTGGCCATTGACCACTCGCCAATCAATGTCTGACCGTTCTGGGTCAAACGGGATGTAGCGCACACCTTCCGCGCGCAGCTCTCGCAGCAACTCCATGGTTTGGTCGTCATCTTTCGCATTGCGCAGACAAGCCGCAGCGTATTCCAATGTGTGGTAACACTTCAAATAGGCACACCAATAGCTAATCACAGCATACGACACCGTGTGGCTTTTATTCATGCCCCATGCGCCAAAGCTCACTATTTCGTTCCAAATGGTTGCTGCCGTTGCCGCGTCTATGCCATGGCGTGCGGCTCCTGCCACAAATTTTTCGCCGTGTCGGTCAAAGAACTCTTTGCCCTTGCGACCGGACATCGCCTTGCGAATGACGGATGTGTCCTCCCAGGAAAAATCACCCAGCTCTTTGACAATGCGCATGACTTGTTCCTGGTACAATACCACACCTTGCGTGTCTGCGAGATAGTGTGCCATGGAGGGGTGCTTGTACACAACAGGCTCTCGGCCGGCGTTACGATTGATGTACGTGCCTGCTGCGCCACCACCCAGGGGACCGGGACGAGCCAATGCCGTGATGTGGTCAATCTGCTGAAATTCTTTAATGGGAATCTGTATAGACACTCGGCGCTGCGCTGCACCTTCGAACTGGAATATGCCAGAGAATTTCCTGTCATTGAATATTTTGAATACGTTTGGGTCGTCCAACCGCAAATTGTAAAGCTCTTGAGCCGTGATGCACGCAGCGTCCTCAATAACGCCAAGCGTTCTCAAGCCCAAAATGTCCATCTTCAAAAGATTAAGCTCCTCGGCGTCCTTTTTGTCTATTTGAGCCACACCATCTCGTACCGTGCAATAATCTATTACAGGCGTGTTCGACACTATAAATCCTGCCGCATGCACTCCGGCATGCGACGCATGGTTCTCCAGCTCGGTCATGACAGCTGCTTCGGGGTACCTAATCAGGAAGTCTCTGCCAGGCTGGGTGTTCGCTAATGTGTCCTCCAATCCTTTGCCATAGCGGCTATCGCCAGAGCTGTATTCAATCAGTACATTGGTCACGGAGAACGTTGCGCCGAGGGGGATGCCTAGCCGCTTGCCAACGTGCGCGAGCACGGAGCGGGGCTTGAGCCGATTCACTGACCCAATACGGGCGGTGTTCTCCTTGCCATATTTTTCTTCAAGATAATGAAACACCATATCGCGCTTTTGGTCATTGAAATCGCTGTCAATGTCTGGCAAATCTGCTCGATTCACATCAATGAACCGTTCGAACACCAAATTATATACCAGCGGGTCGACTTCAGTGATGTGCAACAAATAACATACCAATGAGCCGGCGGAGCTGCCTCTGCCAGGACCCACAAGCATGTGCTGCTTTGCCCAAGATATCATATCGGCAACCATCAAAAAGTAACTGTCAAACTTCTTCGCGTAAATCAATTCCAGCTCACGTTTGAGCCGCGCTTCATATTCATCAGTCCATGCTTTAATCTGCCCAGAGGCCAACCGTTCTGTTTTTCCAGCCATGACCAACGCACGCAAATCTCCTGGTACGCTAATCAAAGGTGCCCGGTGCAGCCTACACCCGGAAGCTGCGGCAGCCGCTGCTATGGTATTGCTCACGGCACGGTTGAACGTTGCGGTGGGAACGTACCACAGAGCTGCGCGCAGCTCGGATTTGGTGAGAATGTGCTGGGGCGTCATTTTTAACGAATCGTCCCAGGCCAGGAACCGCTCTCTGTCTGCCGGTGTGGGATAATCTGCGTCACTCGTGATTACTACCGGCTTGTTAATCTTTTTGGCTAGTGCCAATGCATGCTCCGTGCGCAGTCTGGAGCGAGGGTTGATGTCAATGTAATCTATCGCTGCGGGGTCGGTTAATGCTGCACCGGCGAAGATTATGAGGCCACTCTTGCGCGCTGCAATCTCAGACTGGCTTTGGGGTGGATTGCTAGAGTAATGATAAAATGCGGGCAGTGATTGTGCCAATGCCCAGTAGGTTCGCCGGCGGCCATCATCGCACACGATTGAAAACTCGGCGCCAAACAAAGGCTCTATGCCGTGCTCCAAAGCAACCTTCTGCCAGTGAACGTGTCCCCACGTGCCAGACGTGTCCACCAGACCTGCCGCAGTGGCGCCAGCTGCTTTTGCTGCGGCAACTACTTGCTCTATGCTGCCATAGGCAGTCCGGAAGCTGTACTCAGAACGCAACCGCAGCTGGGGAAACGCTGAATCATTTTTCTTGCTCATTGCAGTAGTCCTGCCGCGAGGCACACGGCTTTCAGCGCGCGCACGTCGTCTAATGCCCGGTGTGATTGCGCCAACGGGTGACCTGTGTAGAAATTATACAGCTCGGTGAGCTTTGGGCGATAGCCCCACTCCTCTGCGTGCTCTTGAACGGTGCACATATTAAACTTTGGCCAAGGCCAATCATCCAACAAGTGCGCTCGGCGCAGCTCTAGCTCCATCATGGTATGGTCGAACGGCAAATTGTGTGCCACGAGCACGTCCGCGGCGGCAAACAACGGTTTCAACATCTGAGCCACTACCGGGAATGGTGGCTGATTGGCCACATCAGCGTCTGTGATGCCGGTGATACTTGTGATGTGCTCGGGGATGGGCTTGCCAGGGTTGATGAGGACATCAAGCTCCTGGAGCTCATTGCCTCGCTCGTCCACTAGCAAGCCACCCCACTCAATAATTTGAGGCTGGAGCTCATCCTTGGCAGCCGGATGCAGAATGAGCCCAGTGGTCTCAGTGTCAAAAATCAGATACGTCATGACGAACTATAAACTTCACGTCGACGCCAAGAATGTCGTACGTGTCGAAAATCACATAGTGATATTTGCGTTTGCCTGCGATAGCCGGATTGGTGTGCGCTCTGGTGTAGACTTCTTGGGCAACGGGGATGCCTCGTCCTGCAAAGAAGCTGTACCATTCAGTCAACTCTTGCTCCGTGCAATGCATGCCGATGTGACTAACCCTGGGGCGCATACCGTGCATCCAGTGTGCTCCACGTGTGTAGTGAAGCACTTCCAATTCACCAGCCGCGTTCATGCCGTTGTAGTTGAACGACAAATCCGCTTCATTGTCCACGTTGCGCAACTTGCGCACAGAACCTTTGGCACTAACATGGTCAGTCACCCAGTCACTCATGCCCATGGCAATGAGCAATTCTTTCGCAGATTCAGGGTCACGTGGATAAAGAGCAACTTGTTCAATTTTGAATGTTACCATAATCAAGCTCCATAGGGGATATCACACCCAGCAAGATATTTGTGATGGCGTTTGTCCTGTAGCAAAAAGCCGACAAACTCTGCAATGCAATCGACTGGCGTTTCTTCGCCGGTGAGCAATGAGCTCAGCTGATAGTTTCGCGCTTGTTCGGCAGTCCAGCCGCGTGTCTGCATCACTTGCGAATCAATGCTGCGGCTCATTCCTGTGTCTGCGATTTTATTCGGAGAAATGGAGAATACTGTGATGTCAGGCGCCAGCTCTCTAGCCAGCTGCTTGGTGAGTATGAGTGCCGCACCTTTGCTGGCATTGTATGCAGCAGAGCACCGCATTGGCATGTGTGCCGCATTGCTCACGATGTTGAGCACCGTGCCCTTTGCTGCTTTTAGCGCGGGGAGCAGCGCTTGAGTCATCAGAAAGATGCCTTTGGCATTCGTGTCCATTACTTCGTCCCAGTCACGTTCTGTGACATCCTGAAGCCACCCAATGCGATTGACACCGGCGCAATTCACCAGCACATCAACTTCACTGGGCAGGGATTCCAGGTGTGGGTTGCGCACATCACGTCCCATGCGTAAGTCATAGCGTACGACGACATAACCTTTGTTCTCTAGGGCAACTGCTATGGCAGCTCCCAAACCGCTTTCACTGCCAGTCACAACGGCAATTTTTCCACCACTCATTAGACTTCTCTCCTCGGCTTCGTGCCTCGCACGGCGTCAGATACAAACGCACCGTGCACATCGCATAGCATGGCATTCGGAGTGCCTGTGGGGCGCCAACCATCCGTCCACACATGGCCTGGTTCGCCGCACGGGCGCAAGCATTTCTTCTCTGCATCCCACACTTGATACTGACAGGGTCCCACCGGACTGTCTTCAACCTTGTGATACCATTCTTCCTCTTTTTGCAAGCTCATAGCCGTTCCTCCTTGGCGATAATTGCCTCAATCATGGCAGCATACACCGCTATGTCATGGATAGAATCTTTATGACGCAATCCGCTGACAGCGAACCGAGTCATTTTTATGACAATCAACTCAAACAGATGCCATGCAGTAGTGGTCACCAGTGCTGAAGGCACGCCATCAGGCCACAGCACTTTAATGACAGGGGCAACGTTCATGTAGTTGCTGCCATACACCGCATTGCGTGCTTGAAACGTGCTCGCCATGCTCTGTAATATAGCCGGAACATCTGCGGCAGCGTCACGAACGGCTTGCGCTTTAGCGAGCAAGCCGCTAGGAGCTTCGGGTGAGCCATACGGCAGTGCTCTGAGCTTCTTTCGGTCGTCTGGTATAGGATAAGCGTCCAGCACATCCTGCCTGTCGTCATATGCCGCTATAATCCTAGTCCAGCTGTCAGCGCCATACGAGTGCTGAGACAGCCACTGAGCAATGAGCCACTGCTTCAGAGCGGGCGAATGGAATGTGCACTCGGGTGGCCTCATCAGCACGGTGAATTCGACACCGGGCAACTCGTCACGAATCCATTGTTGGGTAGTTCCTCTGAACTTTTCAGGACGACCGGTGACGAGGAGCAGATAATTCTCCTGCGTTGTTATTCCTGTAGAGGAACCGCGCAAATCTCGCATTAACTCATCTACCACACCGGGCACAGGCTTGTCTGCCAGGTGCCGCTCATGGTAGTTGTCATAAGCGTCACCGGTTGCGCCAGCAGCAGGCAACCAGTGTCGGCGCCATCGGTCGTCAGACAAGCAACCGTCCAAGTCACACACCACCACAGTTCTATACATATCATTGGCCTCCTTTTAGGCTTTACGCAGCATGTCGAGCGCTTTGGCAATTCTCCAGCCGGCTCCTGTGCCTGGAACCACACCCAGCTCTTTGGCTATCGCTTCCAAATCTTTGATGGCTTCATCTTTCGGATTCTTGAGGAATAGCGCAACCCATGGCCACACCGCTTTGGCGCAGTCCACAGCTTGTGTTATTATTTGGGCATATTCCTGCTGAGTACGCAGCGACGACCTAGAACGCACCAACTCAACGAACGCACGCAGATTGTACTTGGCTACCAGATTGCATTGGGTATTCATGGGCAACAAGCCGCGAGCGTCTTGAGCGTCTGCTCCTTGTTCTATTAATGTTTGGTAACCTTTCAACGCTGCGTTTGAGCATTGTTGAAATGTCTTGAACAACTTGTAGCTTTGCACAGAAACGGGTGCTTCGCCATGAAGCGCTGGATGCGGAAACGGGTTGGTCACGACAGCGTCACTCATATTAACTATTCGTTGAGATTGCATGGAATAACTAGCATTCCTCGTGCGGGTAATCTGTTGAGCGCAGGCTCTCGTAACACCAGAAAACAGAAAGGTCAAGTCCACAAACTCCCAGCTGCTGGGAATAGTTTTAGCCATCTGTTCCAATTCTTTGAGCTTTGCTTCTTCGGGCAAACGTTCAATCTGTTCCAATCCTTCGGGCGCCATGGTGAGTCTGGTGCTCTTGGTGAAAATCAAAATGTCAGCGGCATGCCACACAGGATTGAGTGTGCCTTTGCCAGTAAAATCAATCAGCGACACTGTAGGCATTGGATTCCTCCTCGGTGGCCGGTGCAAAAGCAGCAATCTGGCGTTCGTAGAACGACGCTGAAGCCAACCGTTTTATCACCGCGGCGTCATGAATGACGTCGTCCAGCAGAATGTTACGCCATGTGGCAAACCTTCCCAGCGAATATATACCGCAGCGCTGAGTAAGCTGCGCCACCAGCGTCTTACGCAAATTCTCATCAATCGGTAGCAACTTGCCAAACGTTTGTGTGTGAAAATTAGCTAACGACTGACTGACGGCGTCAAAGAGGGGCTCATAGCCGAATGCCTCGGCAACGTCTCTACATGCAAGGTCAAGGTCTCCAACGTCTGCAGACTCATCACCAGTCCACTCGCACGTGAGCTGGGTTCCAGCCAATGTGGCTCTATACAAGCCATATGCGTCCGATGGGAAATATACCGTTTGATATACGCCACTGTTTGGCACTTCGGCGCTGGTGGTGATAATCTTGGCCGAGTGAAACTCATGCTCAAAACCGAGCATGCCTTTCGCCATGACGGGCAGTGGCATGGTACTGATGATGAACTCGTCACGGGTATTATGCTTCGCCATATCCAAGAAAGACACCGGCGAATTCCAATGCACACGATTGCCCAGTGCATCACACAGCCGCGTGTGGAAGTCGTGTGGTGGTACCCAGCGGACGCACGGTGCGATGTCCCACACAGAACGGTCAGCGAGGCGGCCAATGACTTTCATGGAGTACATATTACAGGCGTCAATAGTGGGGCTGACCCAGCCACCGTTCCACCAAATACCTTTGTGCACGGCCACTTTCTGAAACGGAATGCCCGTGATGTCAGAGATGGCCGGAGTCCGGAACCGAAGTAATGCTTGATGCTCTACATGTTCTCGGCTGCGCGACTCCCACAGCTCGTGGGTCGGGAAAGCGTAAGCGGCAATCATGCCTGCCAAGCCGGCTCCTATAATCACGGTGTGCCTCCTTCAATGCGCACCCAGCCAGAACGCTGGAGCGCGAACACACGGCTGCGTACGGAGAATCCGAACCGAGCGTCCAATTCTCCGAGTGTCATGCTGCCGCCATTGTCCACCAATGCGTTGATTATCGCACGGCGGTCACTGCCAGACTGCAGCTTGGTTTGACCTGTTGCACACAGATACACCTTAGACTTGGCGGTGTAGATGGGTGGTCTACCTAATGCTTGTCTCATAATTCCTCCTTATGACGTGTGTCATAATCATCAATCCATTCGTTGTCCTCTGCTTCATGTATCAACTGAGTGATGTCATCAACTGCGGGGTCATCGTAATCTGTTCCGTGCTCAACCAGTTCCTCTCTGTACTCATCGAGATACACCGCAGCTGCGTTCGCCCAGTCTATTATTCGGCGCAGCTCATTGCACATCATGATTTTTCCTCCTCCGCACATGCTTCTTCAAAACACTCTTGAGCAAACGTTCGCCACTCGGCACGAGTCATGGCGGTTCCGCGCTTGCGCTCAACCAGTTGCTCATAGCGCTCAAACTGGGCAGCAGTCATCATCGACACAAAGCCGCGAATGAGCGAGTCACGTTCATCGAGCGCGGGTAGTGGGGCACTGAAGCACACTTTCAGCCGGCGCAACACACCAGACAAGCATTGCATCATTTTGGTGCCTCATACAGTAAGGCATTGTTGCACCGGGTAAAAATATCATACAACGCAGCTTCGTCCTCTGTCAAATAATGCCATCCAACGGCTTGCCACCGTTGTATCGCTGCCTGGGCTGTGTCGGCAATGTCCATGAGCGCAGCGCGCAATCTCGCTTCTTCTTCGGTCATTGGGCTCTCCTTCCATCACCGTGAAAATGGCATCACGATGGCAAAACTGTCATCAGTATAATTGAACACGATGGCATGCAACCAGTCTGTGTGAGTGATAGATTCAACGGGCAGAACGGTGAGGGCATGATTGAAGAATTCTTCATTGATGTACAGGACATTGTGGGCTTCATCAGCGGCGTCATTTTTGAAGCCGTTCCATGTCATGGTGCCTAATACCATGTCGTCGTATTCATTCCTCACTTCGACCACAGACTGCTCTTTCGGGCGAATGGAAATTTTTGCATAGTCTCGCACTTCCTTCCCCAGCTTTCTGTAAACGGCATGAATGGCGTGCCACTCAGCGACACTCGGAGCTGCAAGCTTCCGAACGGGTTGCTTACCATCAGCCCACAGATTCAATAGTTTGGTATGACCGGCGGGGACCACGAGGCGCCAATTCGGGAAGTGACCATCAATCGCTTTCACCACATACAAGAATGTGCTGTCACGATAGTCGAATCTGAATGCCGCATACTCGCCATGCATCATAAATCTGATGTTCACACCTTTCTTCAGCATGATATCAATCAGCCTAGTGTGGGGAAGTGTCACAGCGGGGAATCCATCGAATCCAAGGGCTGCGTACATCTGGCGACCGTCCGTGGCGACAGCGTATGGACTGTCAAAATGCACACCTTCTATGTATGGTCTGGTATCGTCGGTGCTGGCGAACGTATATGCTATGAGCATTCTTTCGGCCTGGCTTTTGGTGATAGGCATAGCCAAAAGGAAGTCCAAGCTCATCAAGAAGTAAGTATCTGAGAATTCCATAGTGCTCATTGCAGATTTTTTCGCGAGCTGGCTGTAAGCTCTGCTCGTTGCCAGCTCGTATACGCCATCGTCAATCGCTTCTAGGGAAGAGGCCACCAGCATAAGGAATTGCTTGCCGTCCATTGCCGCAAGAGTGTTATTGCTCTTGCAGACATAGTTGTACAGGGTTCCAATGCCTCGCACCGACCCAACGTGCCCGGCCAATTCCAAAAATGCTGCCACTCCGTTCTCGTTCTTGTTCATCCTAGTCTCCTTTGTTCTATTCCATCGTTGGTCATCGGCAGCGTCGAGCTGCGCTTCCTCGCGCTGCGCTCGAGCTGCCTGGGACTCTTGCTCCACCGGCGGGTCTGGCCAATCATTAGGATTCCACATATCAGTAATTAATGGGGATAATTTCCCATGTGTGCCCGAATGCTTCCATTTTGCCCTGCTCTTTGAGCTTGCCGCGGAACTGAATATGCTTGCCCATGGGCAAGTCTAAAGCCTGGAAAGCCGCGCGCACAGATGGATAGTCCTTGCCGTCCACGCACACGGCAGAACGTTCACACCGCGCACTGCGCACGTCAGGGTTCTGCCATGCCTTGCTCTGCGCGGGGCTCACCAACACTTTCTGGGGCACCGACGACGCATTCAACATGTCTGCAATCGCCTGGGGAGCTGCAGATGGGGCGGAGATGGACTGCATGAGCGCAGCCACTCGCTTGATTGCTGAGGCTCTGCTAGAAAATCTCTTTACAGGAATGCTGGCATGAGCATTGTAGTACTCAACCAGCGCCTTGGTGTCGGCATTCATCACGTCAGTTAAGGTCATAATCGCTCTTTTCTCTTTCTCTTTCTCTTTCATAATGGTCTCCTTGTTCTAAAGATAGTATGCTCTATTTCCGGACAAAAAGCAACGCATTCTGTCCGGAAATGTCTCACTCTGAAATACTCGCTAAATACGTAAAGGCTTTAACTGCTTCATACGCATCAGTGAACCGGCTCACCACAGTGGGCTGGCACTCTGCAGTGAGTATGCTGCTATTCTCGAGTAAGTACTCGGTACCTGCTTTGCTGCTCACCTTCACCAGAATCATGTCGCCGTGCGCCACAATCACTTCTACATTCTGCTTCATAACGTCCTCCTTTCTTCGTTCCATCTATTCTCTATTATCGTTCTTTTCTGTTTAAAAGGCAAGTACTTTTGAACAAAAATCGTCAAAAATACGCATTATTTTGCATTATTTTTTGCCTGTCGGGCAGACCCGTTGTCTGCCCGAGCAATCAACTCATTAGACACCTTTCCGCTCCGAGCGAATAATCATGGCGTTCACAGCCACCCAGAAATCAAGTCCCTCGTCCGTTTCAGACCACACAAACAGCTCGTCCAAATTTACATGCCGTGCGCGTGGTCTAAAATGAGCCTCTTCATTCCAAATGATTCTCTCGAGGCCATCAATAGCTTTGCGCTGCGCTGCCTGACCAGACATGGCGAGCCGCTGACCAATCTGATTCCACTCGTCGTGGGACAAGCTCAACAACTGCTTTTCTGCTTTATACATGCCAATCTCCTTTTTCACGGCAATACGATAATGGTGGGGTACTTCGCTCCACGTGCCTTCAACATAGCTACCACTGCCTTCTTGGCCTCGGCGTAGGTACCATAAGAACTGAGCGTCTCGGTATCTTTCCCATACTCGCGGCACTCAAACATCCAGCGACCGGTACCGCGGGGTTCCTTGCCGTGAGAAAACTTGTACTGGCTCGTCTTGATTGTCACTGTCATAACGTTCTCCTTTCTTCTTTCTTCGTTCTATCTATTCTCTATTATCGTTCTTTTCTGTTTAAAAGGCAAGTACTTTTGAACAGAAATCTGCATATTTTTGCACTTTTTCTGCATTATTTTCACCTGTCTGAAAGTTTCCGAAACGCTTTGACAGCCTCATAAATGTCGCCGCACTGGCACACAATGCTCGGCAGCCCAATGTCGTCGAGATGGACTTTGTCTTCAACAAAGTACTCGATTGTTCCAAATCGAGTATGCATCTTGACCAAAGATATGCCGTTCCTCTCGGCAACAATCTCTGCGCTAATCTGGCACTGATTCATGATGGCCTCCTTTCTTCGTTCTATCTATTCTCTATTATCGTTCTTTTCTGTTTAAAAGGCAAGTACTTTTGAACAAAATCGTCAAAAATATGCATTATTTTGCACTATTTTTGCATTATTTTTAAAATGTTCCTTTTAATAAGGCGCTCGGGGCGACAGTCTCAGACATAATCGGACAGATGAGGTTGCTTTTTACGCAATTACGAACGATACTATATCCAGAACGGCTCGACGCAGGCATTGGCGTGCGTCACAACAGAAAGAAAGGAGGAAAGAACCACGAAAACCAGAAAGGTGTACATCCCACAGCTACCAACACGCTACGACAAGGCAACCAACCAACGCATTCCAGCTATTGACGCAAACCCAGCCGCCCAATTCGGCGAGCTAGTAACCATCTTCGGGCAAGACGTCAATCGTTCTCAAGCGCTCGCAATGTTGCGTGCTGGTCAACCACTCGGCGTGGAAATTGAAGCGGACGACTACATACTCGCCGTTGGCGATGTAGTGCTGTTAGCATTAACCATCGTTCATGCCCTGCAACGCAACGGAAGAGCCACATTGCTGCGCTGGGACAACGAAACGAAAATGTACAGAACGGAGGATATTCAGAATGGGTGATTTACAGCGTGTAGTGCAACTGGGTGAACTACTCGTCGAACAACGAGCTAAGCTGGTCGAAGCAGAAAAAGCGGCTGCGACCATTAAAGCGACAGTCCTACAGCTCGAACGTGAAGACCTGCCTGCGCTCATGGCAGAAATTGGTGTCAGCGAAATTCGCCTGACCAATGGCAAAAAGATTGCGGTGCAAGAGGACTGTGATGCCGCCATCAGCGAGAAAAACAAACCAGCGGCGTTCCGTTGGCTGTTAGACAACGGCTTCGGCGGCATTATCAAGGTGCTCGTGGCAGTGCAATTCGGCAAAGGCGAGCATGACCAAGCACAAAAAGTGGCCGCAGCATTGCAGAAGAAATACCGCAACAATCAAGTGGCCTTGGAGGAAAACGTTCATCCAGCAACACTCAAGGCGTTTGTTAAAGAGCGCATGACCGCAGGAGAACCAGTACCGGTTGACCTGTTCGGCGTGTATGTTTATAGCAAGGCAGTCATCAAAGACTGACCAAATAAGAACAAGGAGTCAAGAATGAAAGAGGAAAAGAACACGAAGAGAACCAAGAACGCCAACGCAGCGGCTACCCAGTCAGCTGCGCTTCCCACCACTGCACTCGCAGACAGAATTGCCCAAGACGCTGGTGCCGGCATGGAAGGTGTCGACCGCGACTCGTTCGCCATCCCATTCATCCGGGTATTGCAGCAAATGTCGCCGCAATGCACTGCTGGTAAAACAGGATATAATCCTGCAGCAAAAGCGGGACAATTCATCAACACGGTGACTGGAGAGCTCATCGATGGCAACGAAGGATTCATTTTCATACCATGCGCGTTCCAGCGGCGATTCATCCAGTGGGCACCACGCAGCAGCACCGGCGGGTCATACAAAGGCGAGTGGTTGCCAGAAGATGTTGCGGCAAAGCTCATCGCTGGGGAACTCAAGAAAGGGGACGATGGACGCATTTACGTTGGTGAGCCCAATCCCAAAAAGAGTGATTATCTGGCAGACACACGTAACCATTTCGGGCTCATGGTCACAGATAGAGGTGTCACCCAGGTGCTGCTGTCGCTCAGCTCTACTCAAATCAAAAAATCCAAGCAGCTCATGGGCATTCTTTCGTCCATTCGCATCAACGGCCAGGTGCCGCCGACATGGCTGAGCAAGATTCGCATCACCACACTGCCCGAAAGCAACGACCAGGGGTCGTGGTTCGGCATTCGGGTAGAGCATGCAGGCTTCGTGGACGACCCGAATCTGTATGACATGGCGCGAGAATTCCACGACACAATAGCGGCGGGCATGGCCAAGGCAGACTACCACGACGCAGAGGCGGATGGCTCCACCGACGAAGAAGAAAAGTTCTAGCAGCTCCTGACGAACACGTTTATGTATGGGCGAGGGGCACAGCAGCACTCGCCCATACATTTTTGCGCAGCATAGCAAAGGAGCGGGTTATGAGCGAGCGTCAGCAATTAATGAAAGAATTCTTGGCAGCGATGTATCGCTACGTGCCATCACACGCACGGGTGCTCGGCTGCCAGTTTCGTGGCGACCCAAATGCAGACCAACCAGGCAAGTGGCGTGTCACACCAATAACCACTGTGGCGCAGCTAGACGACCAGGCGAATGTATACCTAACAGTCAGCGCCATGCAACGCAATGAGCGCGGGGAATTCCGGCGGCGCAAAGATAACTTCGCCGGCGGAGTGCTGCTAATGATTGATGACATTGGCACCGGTGCGGGCAGCAAGTTTCCGTTGTCCATTCTGGAGGCACTCCAGCCCACAGCACTCATCGAAACGTCACCGGGCAATCATCAAGCCGTTTACATGTTTGACAGCCTGGTGACAGACAGCGCGGAGTTCGACGCACTCATCACCGGATTTATAGCCAAGCAATTCCTGGGTCACGACACCGGTATGGCGGGTATTAACAGGGTGTTCCGACCGCCATACGGTGTAAACGGAAAGCAGAAATATTCCGGCTGGCACGTTGTGTGCAGAGCTTGGAATCCCGAAGCACGATACAGCATTGCGCACATCGCGGAAGCGTTCAAGGTAAACTTGGACGAACACAGCGGCGTGCCGTTGCCGCGCGCAGCTACCGCAAGCAAGGCGGACAACATCCGCGCGTTCGTGGCAGTGAGACAAGCATTGCGCGACGCAGGCATGCTCAAGCGGCTAACCCCAGACCCGTCGGGCTGGCAGGACATAGTCTGCCCATGGACGGCAGGCCACACGGACGCAGCGGACAACGGAGCGGCCATCAGAGAGCCAGCGGAGGAAAATGGCTGGGTCGGCGCGTTCCGGTGCCACCATGGGTCATGCGCGGGCAGAGGCTGGAGAGACCTGACAGATTGGCTCGCCGAGCACCAAAGTGAGCTGCTCGAGCGAGTCAATGCCACAGCACCAGGATTCGAGGCATTCTATGACAGATGAAGAACTCTTAGCTGAAGCAGCGTGCCACGAGCATGACTTTGTTCGGCGGACAAGAACTATCGAAGATTTTAGATATGACGAGCAACAGGAAAAATACTGGGATACCACCACCGGGAACCTTTTGGCAGCTAAAAGTGTGGACGGCGCAATCCCACGCAGCCTATGGCCAACCATCCTGGGTAGTGATGGGGAAAAGAAGAAAGTGGCACCGTCACGTGCCATCAACAATATTGACACAGGACTCACCGTGGAAGGTTCCACCTGGTGGCCTGGGCAGCCAAAGTTTATTCATGATGTGGTAATTTCAGAGCGCGGCGCCATGCCGCTGCGCGGCGCATGCTGCTACAATTTATACATTGAGCCCAGCCGGTGCTGGGTTCCTCACACCGAAGACCCTACGCCATGGCTCAATCATGTCAAAAAGCTATACCCAGAACCGGAAGAGCATGAGCACTTTTTCGATTTTTGCGCGCATATGATTCAGCGACCGGACGAAAAAGTGAATCATGGCATAGTCATGGCAGGGGTTCAGGGTATTGGCAAAGACACTGCATTGATGCCAATCAGGCGCGGGGTAGGCGAGTGGAATGCCGCAGAAATCGGTCCCGACGCCATCATGAGCGCCTATAACGGTTACGTGAAAAGTGTGCTGCTCATCATCAATGAAGTTCGACCACAGGAAGAAGAATTCAAGGCAGTTAATTTTTACAATCTATTGAAGCCAATCTTGTCCTCGCCACCGGAAATGCTACCAATGACACTGAAATATGCCAACACAATCTACGTGCGCAACTTGTGCCATGTGGTGTTGACTACCAATGACCCGTTGGCCATGTACATCCCCACAGAAGACCGGAGGTTGTTCGTCATGAGTTCGGCACTCGGCGACCCAAAGACGTCCGGGCAGTTCTCAGCAGACTACTTTGACCAATTGTACCACTGGCTAAACAACGGCGGAACGGAAAGTGTGATTGATTGGCTCAAGCGGCGTAAGATTCCTCAGCAATTAATCACCGCGGCGCCACCACTCACGCGAGGCAAAACAGCCATCATCGAATCAGCCGCACAAGTTCGCCGCACCGCGGTGGATGATGTGTGGGAGGATTTTTGCCAGATAATCATGGGCGGCAAGCGACCAAAAGTGTTCTTCCATCGGGATTTGACGGACTTCGTTCGCGCGGAAAGATTCGACGACGCCGAGAAACTGCTGACAGCGCTCAATGCCAAAAACTTCCACTTTAAAATGGCAGAACGGGGCTACGACTTGGTGCGCTGCCCCGAAACTGCAGAGTGGCGAAATGGGGAATATCGCAGCAGGACAGCATTTGCCGACAAGTCATTGAGCCGCTCAGAACAGCTCCGGCTCATCAGAGAAGCGCTCGCCACTCGCGGTGCAGCCACATTCTGACCATCTCACCACAAACAGTTTCCGCGCGGGTCAAAATTTTCCGCGCGGAAAACAAGTCTTTGTAGAGTAACAACTTACCAAGAATTATTGTTCAAATCCGCGCGGAAAAATAAAAGCCGCGCGGATGGATAACTCCTTACAAGGCAACGAGTTAGCCACACAAAAAGAGTGTCCGCGCGGCTCGCGCGGTATTTTCGAAACTTCTATACAGAGTACAATTTTATAAAAGGTTAGATTTTCCGCGGGAGCCGCGCGGCACTGAGAAAAAGTGCTCGTAAGTCGTGGCTGTAACAGGAGATACTCGTCCGCGCGGCAAATAGAAATACCGCGCGAAGCCGCGCGGAAAAATTGTTTTATCACGTTTGTTGATTTTGTCTAAGTCGTGGCTGTACCATGAGATGCTTGAATTATGACGGATAAAGCGTCTCGGATTATATTCAATTTTCCGCGGGACTTGACGAATAAGTCTACAGTGAAATTTTTGACTAGAAATTATGTCGTGATATGTCCGTATATGTCCTTGCTTTTTCTTCCAGGAAGTGCGATGATTAACGATGAGGGAGCAATGTATGGAAATAGCGCTATTCATTGCAGGTCTCTATGTCTAATGAAGCGACCCGTTTCAAGCCTGGCGTTTCGGGCAATCCGAAAGGCAAGCAGCGGGGTGAGGTTCGCTTTGATGTACTGCTGCGCAAGGCGCTCAAAGCGAAGTTCACTGTGGAAGATGGCAAGACCATCACCGCAGCTGAAGCAATTGTGCTCAAGACTGTGAAAGGCGCAATCGAGGGCAACACCAAGTGCATCAAAATTGTTTTTGACCGTGCGTGGGGCGCTGTGCCTCAAAGTACTGTGGTTCAGCTTTCCGGCTCCGCTGTTGCCATTCAATATGGCGCTCTGACAGAGAAGCAGAAGGCTGCCGTTATTGCGGCGAACGAAGCACTTGCTGAAGGTGATGAGTGAAAATACTTTCGCCTACTGAGATTCGCATACTCGCAGGACAGCTTTCGCTGTATGAGTACATGCGGAATCAGTATCCGCGATTCTATACTCGTGATAAGCCACATCTGAAAACACTGTGCGACACTCTCCAAGCATTCATTGAGGACAAGCTGCTTGACGACACCGGGCAGCCTGTTCAGAATCTTATGTTGAACATGCCTCCACGACACGGCAAAACGTTGTCTGTGATGGGGCTGGTTCAGTGGGATTTGGGACGTGACCCGTTGCAGTCGTATGTGTGCGTGTCGTACAATGAGAAGCTGTCCTCTCGATTCGCTCGCGGCGTTCGGGATGCTATGCAAGAAGTGAAGATGGGCTCTCGGTTGGTGTACAGCGACTATTTCCGTACACGGGTTAAAGCTGGCGACAGTGCGTATGAGGCTTGGAGCGTGGAAGGTTCTCCGTTCTCGTTTTTGGCGACGTCTCCTGGCGGCACTTTGACCGGCATTGGATGCACTCGCGGCATTATTGACGACCCAGTCAAATCCTCTGATGAAGCGTTTAATGACACTGTGCTGGAGAACATTCGTGACTGGTATGTCAACACATTCCTTTCGCGGCTGGAGTCTGGCGCGAAGCAGCTGCTCTTGATGACACGTTGGGCAACGGGCGACTTGTGTGGTTGGCTGCTCGAAAAAGAACCTGAGAAGTGGCACGTTGTTGTTCTGCCAGCGAACGTTACCGGTGCGGAGAATCCTACTGACGACGACATGTTGTGTCCTGCCATTTTGGACGCTGCGACCTATCTTGACCGCAGGACAAAAACCGACCCGGTGATTCACGCAGCCAACTATGACCAAAAGCCGTATGATTCAACCGACAAGCTCTATCCGTCATTGAAAACGTATCGCCTTGAGGATGCTCCGAAATTCTCAAAGATTGAAAACTACACAGACACTGCGGACGAAGGCTCGGATTACTTGGCGTCCATTACTTATGGTGTGGCCTCGGGGTTGGCCTATGTTCTGGACGTTATTTACACCCAGGACAGCATGGAAGTGACGGAACCGGCGCTGGCTAAAACACTCATCAATCATAAGGTGCACCGGGCACACATTGAGTCGAATAATGGTGGGCGCGGCTTTGCGCGTGCTGTGGAGAAATTGATTAGAGCTGCAGGCAATACTGAAACTGCCATCGATTGGTTCCATCAGTCTGAAAATAAACAAGCGCGAATACTCTCTAATGCAATATCTGTTAATAACTGTGTGTTATTTCCTGAAGGATGGCAATATCGTTGGCCACGATTTTATGAGGACATCACTCGTGTGGGTCGAAGCGGCAAGTGGGCTCACGACGATGCCATGGATGCGCTAACCGGTGTGGTGGAGAAGAGCTTGTCTCGGCCGACTTTTGCAATTCTTTAATAGGAGAAGACTATGGTGTGTTATATTTGCGGGATGCCAAGCGTTCTCAAATGTCGTGAATGTGGAAAGCCTGTGTGTGGTTATCATTACGACTATTCTGATGGCAAGTGCACCGTTTGTCATGACAAGCAGTTTGCCAAGCCGGAAACAGATTTGGCTGCGGCTGCTGTTGAAACGAAGCCGGCGAATGTCGTGGAAACGAAGCCTATGCTGCCGAAAAGCAGGAAGGATAGGGTGTAATGTCACTTACCAGGCGAGCTGAATTCGACCAGCAGCGTGGACTTCGTAAGCTGTGGACTCAAGCACCGGAAGGTAATGTTGCTTCGCTGCTTGAGCTGTATCATACCAATCCTCGTCTGGATGCTATTGATATTAAAGCAACGCACATTGCCAGTGTGCCGTGGGCATTGTATGACAAGGCTGCGTGGGATGCCTCTCCTGACGAAGCGCAGCCGATACTGAATCATCCTGCCACCGCGTTGCTGCTTGAACCTTGTCCTGCGTATCCTGAGATTGATGGCTCGGTGTTTATATATTTGACCTATGTTTATAAGCGTCTGACCGGCGAAGCGTATTGGTGGAAGATTCGCAACGGCTCGTTTATTGAAGCGCTGTACATTATGCCGAAGTCATGGTGCTTGCAGACACCGAGCTATGGTAGTCCATATTTTCTGTTTATGCCCATGGGCGTTGCGGGCGGGCAAACTGTCAAAGCTGACCCAGCCGACATTGTGTGGTTTAAAAGTCCAAATATTGCCGACCCGTATTCTCGTGGTCGTGGGCGTTCAGAGAATATGTTGGATGAGTATGAGTCTGATGAACTGGCTGCGAAATATCAGAAGAATTATTTCTACAATGATGCCACTCCACCAATTGCCATTTCCGCACCCGGTGCGACAGAGCAAGAGGTTACCCAGCTCAAGCAGTCCTGGATGCAGCGCGTTGGTGGGTTCCTTCGCGCACGTGCTCCGGCGTTCTTGACCTGGGAAGGTGCGAAGATAGAGAAGATTGCTGACTCTCAGCGCGAGATGGATTTTGTTGAGTCACGCAAGTTTATGCGTGACATGGCGAATCAGCATGAACAGCTTCCTCCTGAGATTGCCGGCATTATTGAGAATTCGAATCGTTCCACCATTGATGCAGCGTTCTATTTGCTCATGAAGAACGTTCTTGTGCCTGAGATTGCTGCGCTGGATGCGACCATCACTCGGCAGCTCATTGCTGCTGACTATGATAATCGTATTGTGTATCGCCACAAGAATGTGACTCCTCAAGATGAAGCGTTCAAGCTTCAAAAAGTTAATGAAGGCGTGAGCCGTGGCATGCTGACCCGTGCCGAATGGCGCAAGGCTATGGGCTATCCTGTGGATGAAGCACGAGACAATGTGTATGTCATTCCGTTCTCACTGACTGAAGTGAAACCTGGAGCGCAGCTCGCTCCACAGCCTGCTCCTGCTCCTGCGCCTACGCCAATTGCTGAGCCGGCTGCAAAGACCATTGATTATTCTTTGTCGAAGGCTGTCAAGAATAAATTCTCTGCCGAGCAACGTGCTGCCGTTTGGAAAGTGTTTGACACGAAAGCTGCTGGCGGCGAACCGTTCTTTATGGAAGCTGTGCGCAAACTGGCTGCTACCCAAGACAAACTTTTCCGTGACACATTCAAAGCTGAACTGGGCAACGGGCGCGACTTTATGGGCGCTGTTGAACGTACCACACAGAAAGTGCTTGGCGAAAGCGCTGATGTTGCTGTGAAATCGGGATTGGCTCCTGCCTGGCTTGCATCTTTGAAGAACGGCTTTGAGCTGGCGCAAGAATTGCTTGGTGGTGGCATTGATTTTTCGCTGTACAATCCGAAGTTTAATGCGTGGGTTGATAAGGCTGGCCTCTTGAAGGCTAAAGAAATTAACGACACAACTCGTTCTGAGCTGCGCGAAAAACTTGCTGCCGAAATATCAGACGGGCTGCAGTCTGGTGAATCGATGGCTGAGATTGCCGACCGTGTAAGTGCTGCAACGGCTGGCGTGTATGACAACATGAGTCAAAACCGTGCTATGGTTATTGCTCGCACGGAAACTGCAGCGAGTGTGAATGCTGGACAGTACGAAGTGTATAAAGGTGAAGGTGTCGAGCGGAAAGAGTGGCTCGCTACCCAGGATGACCGTACACGAGATATCCATGCTGCTGCAGACGGGCAAGTGGTTGGTATTGATGAGCCGTTTATAGTTGGCGGGGAAGCGTTGATGTATCCACTAGACCCTAACGGCAGTGCGGAGAACGTTATAAATTGCAGGTGCACCATTGTGCCTGTGATAGAGGAGTCATGATGGACGAGCTGAGAACGTTATCTGTTAAATCTGCTCAGCAAAGCGAGCGGGTTATTCGATTCATTGCTTCAGACGAATCTCTTGACCGTGATGGTGACATCATTACTGCAACGGGGTGGCAACTAGGGAACTATCTGAAAAATCCTGTGGTACTTTATGGCCACGACTATGACAAACTTCCTGTTGGCAAGGCTACATCGGTGCAGATTGATACCGCGGCGCGGCAATTGATTATTGATGTGCAATTCCCCACCGTTGAAGAGCTTTCCAGTGGCGTTCCGTCTGAGCATGCCTTGTTTGTAGACAGCGTGTACAACCTTGCCAAGCTCGGTGTACTGAACGCTGTGTCTGTGGGCTTTCGAGGATTGCAGGTGGAACCAATTCTGGACGAGAAAGGTCAGTGGGTGGGACGACGGTTCTTGTCTCAGGAATTGATGGAGCTGTCTATCGTTCCGGTGCCTGCGAACGCCAATGCCGTTGCTATCATGCGCGAAGCCAATGTGGATGCAGCGGTGATAAAAAGTTTTCAGAGCGTTGTTACGAAAGTGGGGCGGCGGCTATCCGCTGCGTCACTCGCTTCGTTGCATGCTATTCGGGACAAGCTCGACGAGGCTAATGCAAAACTGGACGAGGCACGGGCTGAATATGCTGTGCTCGTCGGTGACCTTGACCAGCAGGACGATGGGCAAGACGAACCTAAAGCGACTGAGCCGGATGCGAAGAACGTGTCCGACATAATTGAAATCATCGACACTCATATATTTGAGTTCGATGAGCCGAAGAACGGTGAATCTAAACACAAGGAGTAGGCTATGCAGCTTACCGATGTTGAATTGAAGAAGATGATTGATGATGGCGCGAAAGCCGCTGTCGACGCTGCACTCTCTCAGAAGGCGGAAGCGGACAAGGCAAAAGACGAGGAGCACAAAAGTGCCTTGCGCGCTGAATTTCAGGCGGTGTATGAAGAGAATCGCAAGCGGGAAGAGGCCACAGGCGTGAAAAGTGGGCTCACTCCTTTGGAGAAGCTTGGCCGGCTTATCACTGTGGCTGCGGCAGGGAAGTGTGAGCCGGACAGAATGCTCGATGTGGCAAAGAAGATGTTCGACTCTGACAAAGAGCTTCATGGCTACATTCAGAAAGGCATGGAAGCGGGGCTGCCATCAACGGGTGGATTCCTCATTCCGCAGCAGCTTTCCAGTGAATTCATCGACCCACTGTATGCTGGAACGTTTCTTGACAAGATTGGCATTTCCAAGTATCCAATGCCTAACGGCTCTCTGAATCTTGGCCGCGGCGCAACATCTGGGGCATTCTCCTGGGGTGCGGAAAATCCTGTCAATGACAAGACTGGCATGACCTTCGATGAAGTGAAGCTGTCTGCCAAGTCTGGCTCTGCGTATGTGCCTGTGTCGAATAGCCTGCTGCGCTACTCGCCTGCCCAGGTGCAAGCCATCATCGCTCGTGACCTGCAGGAAATTTATGCGATTGCCATCAACACTGCCGCTCTGTATGGCAAAGGCACTGCGTATCAGCCCAAAGGGCTGGTGAACGTTGCTGGTATACAGACACTAGGTAGTTCCAGCACGCCACTGTCTGCAAACACTCCTGTTGATATGTTAACGCTGCTTGAGCAGGCGAACATCGCCATGCTCAAACCGTTCTGGGTCATGAGCCCAAAAATGAAGAGCTGGCTCAAAAATCTCAAAACCACAGCCGGTGCGTATATCTATCGTGACGAGATGAACAAGGACAAAACTCTTGAATCTGTTCCGTTCATCGCAACTACACTGTCGAGCTACACCGACTCCACAACCGATTACGCTGACTTGTGGCTGGCAGACTGGGCGTATTTTGCGTGGGGCGTTGGGCGAGATATGGAGCTGACCATGTCGAAAGAGGCTACCTATGTCTCTGGTGGCGTAACCTATTCTGCTTTCCAGCGTGATGAAACGGTTATCAAAATCGTCTCTGACCTGGATTTCGCAGTGAAACAGCCGTTGGCGTTTGTGCACGGCATATTCGCTGAGGCATGATAATTCGGGTGGGGTGACCCACCCATGATGCGCGTAGTTGCGCAAAGGAAGGATTTATGAGCATTGTTAATACTTTGGGTCGGTTAACCGCGGCGAAGGCACTGCCCTCCACACTTTCTGATGGCACTCCGATAGTTGGTGCAGTCATCGACCGGCTTGGCTATCAGTCTGCGTTGCTGATTTTCTCCAATGAGGCTGCCAGTGGGTCTCCAAGTGCAGCTGTTGCTTCTCTCATCATTGAAGATGGAGACGCTGCCAATCTGTCTGATGCGGCAACCTTCGCCACACTGGAATCTGCAAAGGACATCAAGACCGCGGGCTTGGCTCAGTACAGCATTGACCTGTCCAAGGCGAAGCGTTATATCCGCGTCACTGAAGACACCACATACACCGGCGGCACCACTCCTGCGAACCAGCTCGCTGCTGACGTTGTACTGTTTGACAAGGATGTGGACACGGGACCTGCAGTGGTCTACGGGCGGTGATGTATGGCGACCGTTGACGGACTGTGCACACTCTCCAGCGTGAAGTTGCTGCTGAATATTAACGACACATCACACGATGCTCTCCTGGAGATGCTCATCACTAAAGCGAGCGCAGCAATCTGCGCTTACACCGAGCGCACGTTCAAGAGGGCAACATATACAGCTGAACCCCACACCGTTAACGGTTTGCCCTATCTGTATCTCAGCCAGTGGCCGATACAATCTGTGTCTGCCGTCACACTTGGCTCTGAAACTCTCATTGTGAACGATGGCTATTTCATGAGCTCTGAAGATGCCGCGGTGGGTCGGCTGTACCGACCGCAGCTCTGGAACGGCACCATGCTGACGCGCGGCTTGACACCAGACCCGTATGAGGGCGCCAGAGACATCTCTGTGACCTACACTGCAGGTTACTACTTGCCTGACGACGTGACCGTTCCTCCTGACTCTCCGCATTATGTGCCCGGTGCTATTGACTCTTTGCCTGTTGACTTGCAGGCCATTGCTGAAGCAGCGGTGTGTGCTAGGTATGGTGCGATTGTGAAAGGTGCGGATGGTTTGGCGTCTATTAATGAAGGCGGCGTGTCTTACACCTTTGAGCCAGGTGGCTCTTTGCTGACCGACTCTCTCAAGACGGCTCTGGCTAGATACAGAAGGTTTGCGACATGATTAAAAACACAGCGCTTGTTCTCTATACCCAGACCACGACATACGATGGTGAGAACAATCCTGTGAAAGTGTGGAAGTCTGTGCGTACCATTGCAGGGAATCTGCAGCCAAAATCGCTTACTACTGCCGAGCTTGCGCAATATGGTATTTCGCTACAAGCAGCTAATACAGCCGTGTTTTTCTTCGACCATGACGATGATGTGGCAGTTGGAACACGGTTAGGCGGCTATAATGTACGGGCAGTGAATGTGTGGCCATCCCACTCTGAAGCTATTCTGGTGCCATTGCCATGAACATCGAATTGAATGATGACTTGGCTGCACAGGTTGCCGCATTGAAAGCTAAATTCCGAGCGCGGGCGAAGGAGCTTGGCACCGACATGCAGAAAGCTGTCAACACATGCTGCCTCAAGGTGGAGCGTGACATCAAAGAAAGTATGTCTCCGAATGGTCCCAGTGCTCCAGGCGAGCCACCTGCAGTGGACACCGGCAGGCTTCGTGCATCAATCACTCATCGTGTGGAAATGGAGGCCGATGAAGTTGTCGGTTATGTTGGGACGAACGTTGACTATGCCGGCATTCTGAATGGCGAATTGAAAGGGCTTGAATTCGGTACGGAAAGAATGGCTCCACGACCGTTCCTTGTGCCTGCCATCGAGCGTAATAAGGATTGGATTGCTGCCAAGCTCAAAGCTGTGGTAACGAATCCTGCAAGTGTGGAGAGTGAATCGTGACGATTAAATCATGGCTCGTTGGCAAGCTCACTGCAAATGCCGCATTGATGACTGTGCTCGGCGGAACAAGTCATCTATTGCCTCAACATCCGGGCACGATTGCGACGTTTCCTTGCCTCATCTATACAGAGATGAATAATGCGGATACAGGGTATTTTGACAACGTTGCCACTGCTGCCGATAGTGTAGTTGTTTTTGACATTTACACTGTTGATGGGTCTACTTCCGCCATTGATGAGGCACTGCACACTGTTATGGCGGGATTGATGTACAATCGAGAATTTGATGCGGATGTCTCGGACGCTGACTCGAACGTTCGTCACAAGACCAGTAGATATCGGCGCGTACTGCGCGCTGAAGATTTAGTATGAAGGAGTGAATTATGAGTGTATCAATGAGACCAGCGATTGGCGCTAAAGACCTTGTGTATGCTGTGCTGAATGAATCCTCTGATGCTGCGGGCGGCACCCCACTGTACGGGGCAGTGAAATCGCTTGCGGGGCTGGGCAAAATCTCAATCAACCCGAACGGCAATGCCGCTGTGTTGTATGGCGATGACCAAGCGCTGCACGTTGCCGACAGCATTGGGAAAGGTGATGTGACTCTCGAGCTAGCCGACATTGACCCAGCAGCAGAGGCTGAAATCCTCGGACACACCTATGTTAATGGGGGCATTCTCAAACAGGCGACAGACCAGTCACCGTATGTGGCAATTGGATTCAAGACTACACGCACAGGGTCAAGTGTGGCAACGTATGCTTGGCTCTACAAATGCAAATTCATCAAGCCGGACAATTCTGAGGAAACCAAGAAGGAGTCTGTCTCTCTGCGCGGCGTATCGCTCAAGGGCGTATTCATGCCGCTCATTGCAACGGGGGCTTGGCAACTGAAGGTGCGCACGGATGACCCGAACGCGAATGCCACTCTCTTGAACAGTTTCTTCGCTTCTGTAGTGCTCTCTGCGGGTGTCGACCTTGGCGCATTGACGCTGACTTCCGGCGCGGGCGTTGTATCAGCCAAGACCATCACACTGACCTTCGCAAAGGCGGGCGGCGGAAGCACAAGAATTGCGAATGCTTCGGCTACGAATGTCATCGCAATCCTTGATAGTGACCACTCGGTGCTTGTGCCTGTGTCATTCACTGCAGGCGCACCCAGCGCCACTCCAACGTTGTCCATCGTGTACACTTCTTTGACCGCGGCGGCACATACCATCGTGGTTACAGCGGAACTACAGGACGCAAACGGTGTGGCTTGTGTTGCCAAGAGCATTGCAGTGACACCAGCATGATAAATCTGGGGGCAAATGCCCCCAGCATTTCTTGAAAATCCTTGGGAGGACAAGATGGCTAAAAAGCCGATTTTGGTGCTGGATGCAATGGTTCCTGACCATGAAATTGTTAGTGGCGTCTTTGGGAAAGAATACGAACTGCTGGACTATGAAGATGTGGGCATTGTTCTGTATTCCAGAATGGTGAAAGAATACGGCGAAATTAATGAAATGGCGGCCAGGGCAAAAGACTTGTCAGACAAAGAGCTCACTGAATTTGATGCCCGTTTGACCACTATGGTGCAGAAAGTGCTGATAGGTATTTCGGCGGAAGACGCAGCGCGGTTGTCTATTGAGAAAAAGCAGAAGGTGTTAGCGATTTTTTTCGGCCTCGCCACCAAGAAAATCCAGGCGGCGACGAAGGAACTGGAGGCGGAGAACCAGACTATGGAGACTTGATTCCTAGGCTCCAGGAATTCTATGGTGGGAG